ACCTCTTCCTCCGCCACCTCTTCCTCCACCACCTCTACCTCCGCCACCTCTTCCTCCACCACCTCTACCTCCACCACCACGTCCGCGACCTCTACCACCGCCATGATGATGATGATGATGATGATGATGGTGGTGACGTCTCCACCACCAAGGACGGTTTAGAACAACCCAGTTAGACCACAGTAACGGAGTTGTATAACCCCATGGAAGTACGTGAACATTGTCAGTGGAACACTCAACGTCTGGACATTCTCCAAGATCGTTCTGATTATCAGGGTGACAATATCCCATGTTGGCATGACTAGTAATTTGACCTCCTGTCCAAGCATGAAGATGGTCACTTGAATTGGGGTCAACTTGAACCCATACATTTTTTCCGTCTCTTACACTACATAAGAACCTTGGCTCAGGTTCCTCTGGATAATCATCCTCCTTCGGATAATCATCCTCCTCTGCAACATCTTGGGTTGGTTTACAAGATTTCTCACAATCTTCTTGGCTCTGTGTAGCCTTCTTATCGAAGGTGCATGAACCTTCGGTACATGTGTAACCACCTTTATTATGGTTTTTATAGATTAGGTATCCTATTACTCCACCTACAACCAAGAGCACCAGTACAGAGATGCCAATAATTATACCTTGTTTATTAGTTCTTACTACCATTTATAGTAAGAAGAGAATTTTTTGAAGATTAATGAATATCTGAGATTTCTCCAGAATCATGTATTCGCATTGAAATTGAATTAGATTGTATCGATTGATTACGCTGAGACGTAGTCGTAGTTTTCGTTTCAATCTCGGTTTCTTCTAGAGTTTGGGTTTCTGTAGAGATTGGTTCGTCTGTATTAGCAGGAAGACCTGGATTAGTCATCAATGCTATAGTTTCGTGTGAGGGATGGATTGCAAAGGACATTTTTTATTGTGAAAACATCAATCTTTAAGTGGACTATAACCCACCCTTATCCTTGAAGTAAGGAGTTACCATGTAAAAATATCCAAGTTTTGTACCTTTAAGATCTTTGAGATTACCCATTCTCTTCATGGTGTTATAAATGTTGATAAGAATATCAGAAGCAATTGCGGGTTTAGCTAGAATCTTGTCCATGACTGTATCGCTATCGATAGTCTTAGGATCTACAGCGTATACTGGGACACTGCAAGCATTAGTAATAGGACAACCATTGTCTGGAACCCAATAGCTAATTAGAGGAGAAGTAGCAACATTAGGATCAAATGGTTCATAAGTCTTTTTTGCTCCAAGCATCTTTACTAGATACTTTCTGGCAGCTGTGTTGTGAATCAGGACCTCTCCGGCCGTTAGTCCACGACATGCCACATCACCACCTAAAAGACAGCACTGCATATTATTGGGGATCCATGAGTTAGTGTTTAACGATGCAGCTTCGCAGAAACTGTCCCATTTATTAGCGCAATATTCTGAGAGGAATAATTGACATGGACGGCTGTGCTGCCCATATATGTCAGCATTACTACCATGTAAGAACCTCTGATCCATATTATCATTGAGACAGTAAGTTAATGGATTGTTAACCTCAGAATGTGCATTCGAGCCAAAGCTAGAGATAGATGCGTATGAGTTCATTTTATTAATGTGAGAGATTATTTTACGTAAAAACACAAAAATAAAAATGAACTAAAGCTGTAGAATTTATATAATATCAAACAAACATGTCAGCAACAGAACATAAAAAGGATAATATCCAAGGAATTAAGCCTATCGTTGAACGTTTCGTATTAAGCGAAGCTACTAACAAGGAAATTAAATCTCTTACCCCTAAATTCGGTTTCAATGGTCTTGGAGAGGTAGTATTTCGACGTACTTATTCTCGAGATAATGAGTCTTGGCACGATGTTGTTATTCGTGTTATTCAAGGAGTGATGTCTATTAGAAAGGAGCATTATGCGCGAAACTCTCTTGAGTGGAACGATGAAGATTGGCAGCCTTATGCAAGAAATATGGCACTGTCTATGTTCCAAATGGAATGGCTCCCTCCTGGTCGTGGACTTTGGATGATGGGAACAGACTTTACTTACGAACGCGGTTCAACAGCTCTTAACAATTGCAGCGCAACAGATACTACAGACGACCTGGTTCTAAGTGCTGAATGGAGTATGGACTGTTTGATGAATGGAGTTGGTGTTGGATTTTCTACTCACTGGCGAGGGGTAGCATCACAGCCTAATAAGAGTGATCCAGAAGTATATGTAATCCCAGATTCTAGAGAAGGTTGGGTAGAAAGCTTAATTAAACTAATGTGTGCTTACATTGATAGTCCTAAGCACGGAAAGAATAGATACCCGCAATTTGATTACTCTGCTATTCGTCCACCAGGACTCCCTATCAAGGGTTTTGGCGGAACATCTTCAGGGCCCGACCCTCTAAAGAAGATGCACGAACGAATTGAGGGTTACTTGGACGCATTCTGCAAGGGCAAACTTGAAACAAGGGCTAAAGTTCACGAGCCTGATGACGATGGTGTATGGAAAGAGGTTGAGGTAGATATTAAGAAGCCTTATGGTCACACACGCCTGGTGGCTGATATTTTCAATGCTATTGGAGCTTGTGTAGTTGCTGGTAATGTGAGGAGAAGTGCTGAGATCTGTCTTGGGGGAGTCAATGATGAAGAATTCATCAATCTTAAAAATTACACTAAGAATCCAGAACGTGGAGAGATCGGGTGGATGAGCAATAACTCGGTAGTGCTGGAAGCAACCCAGGAATACAAAGACTTTACTCATATTCCCGAGATGGCAGCTCGTATTCGTGACAATGGTGAACCTGGTATGATCAATCTTCACAACATGCAGAAATTTGGTCGTTATGGAAAAGAGGTTCCTGACAAGGCTACTTTATGTAATCCTTGCGGAGAAATTTGTCTGGAAAATTTTGAGCTGTGTAATCTTGCTGAAACGTTCCCGCCCAGGTGTGCTGATGTAGACACATTCTATAAGGCTCTAGAGTACGCTACTCTGTATGCAAGCACTGTGTCTCTTCTACCAACTCATCGTTCGGAGACTAACGCTGTTATTGCAAGAAATCGTAGGATCGGAGTAAGTATTTCGGGAATTGCCCAGTGGGCAAGCGGGGAAGTACCAGACGCATGGGGAGACATGAACTACACAAAAATGACCACGTTCCTTCGCGAAGGATATCATGTAGTTAAGAACACTAATGTACGACTGGCTAAAGAGGCTGGTGTTCCTGCTTCTATTCGAGTTACAACAGTCAAACCATCTGGAAGCATATCTCTTTTGGCCGGTGTGACTCCTGGAGTACACTATCCAGTTAGTAGGTATGCAGTTCGCCGTATGCGGATTGGTAAGGACTCTCCTTTGGTTCCTGCTCTGGTGGAGGCCGGTATTCCACATGAAGACGATACATATTCGGATAATACACTGGTATTTGAGTTTGCCATCGATCATGGAGCAGTAAGGCCCTGTGAAGAAGTTAGTCCATGGGAGCAATTCTCTCTGGTTGCCCAGATGCAGCGGTGCTACGCTGATAATATGGTATCAGCGACTATTTACTTCGACAAAAAGAAGGATGGTCCAGATGTAGAGAAGATGCTTGCTATGTTCATACCGACTCTAAAGTCTGTTAGTATGCTTCCGCATTCTGGTCATGGCTACGCACAAGCGCCATATAGTCCGTGTACTAAGGAAGAGTACGAGAAGCGTCGAAGTGAGTATAAGCTACCAGATTTTGACAATGTGAAGGGTAATGTACCAGTTGGTAGTAAATTTTGCACTGGAGACAAGTGTATGTTGGAGTAATTAATATACAATAATTCTTATACTTATAGTATAAGAACTACTACTGTTTTCGCGCCAAAAGCTCATCTCTGGTAGCTAAATTATCGGGTAATTTTGATCTCTTTACCAATGCATAATGCATGTTTTTCTTGGCATTGAACTGACCTACAGCCCGAGCTTTATCTAATATTGTCTTGGCAGATGGAAAATCTTCTTCCTTTTCTTTCTTAGCATTAAGATAATCCGTTGTAGGTCTTCTAGTATTTAACCACATATCGCTAAGAAACATTTTTCCCGACCCTGGATATCCTTCAGGCAACTCTTCCCAGAGACTGTCTTCTGAGCTAGGGTCCAAGTTGGGAATGAACTTTGGATAGCGATCGTCAAACGGAGCAAACCAATTGTAGGAGTTACACTTATCAATCCACATGTCCAAGTCATATTCATCACACTTAGGTCGTGGAACAGACAATTTGGATCGTAAATATAAGTTTATATTTGAGGCCATTCGTGTATAGTATTCTTTCAGGATTTCAGAATTTCGTTCACCCATATCTTTTCCCAATGTAGATACTAGATATTTTTCAAGATTGGCTTCGACGTATGAATAGATTCTATCTATAGAACTATCATCATCTCCAGACATCCTAATTCCCCCTAACATCAATGATATCATTGCCACGGTTGGGTCTCCTCCAAATCGAAAGGCGGGGTCCTGCCCTTCTTCTGTAGTCTTTCCAATAAACCATGGTTTCTTTTGTACGTACCATTTCCATAGTCTGTCTCCTGACTTGTCATCATAACGCAGACTCATAATGTCCGTAGGCAACCATACTCCACCCATAGCACTATTCGCGCCAGAAGATAGATAGAACAGCTGACATATTATATCAGTTGATTCCAGTCCTTTGTGCGGTAATCCACGTATATAGATCTTCATATAAGTTCTCACATCATCTCCGCTAACTATTGGAAATCCACCCTCATACAGTTCTATACCAAGAGAGAATGGTAAATCACCATCTATGAACCAATGAACAGTGCTCTTTTCTTCTGACATCTTTTCTTCTGACATCTTTTCTTCTGGACTCCTCATTATAACTAGTAACTCTTCTCTCATTCGCTGGTTTGTGCTATTAGCCTTAATGTTATATTTTTTAGCTAGAACTTGTAGTTTCTTTCGACTAAGTTCGTGTAAACTTGACATTTATTATTTATCAAGAATAAAAAATAGTAGGAATACTGGACCTAATCATTTAAAATTGATTGTTTTCATCCATCTATAGAAAAATAATTAAGGTACCAAATGGAACGTTCATCATACTTTATTAGAGATAGGGCTCTCTTTGGTAGTTTCCCATCACAGGAAGCAGTAACAGAGCTCGAAAAAAATGGAGTGCGACACTTTGTGAATCTAACTCATAATAATGAAAGAAAGATTACACCTTATCGTACTGAATACAATTATATATCTTTCCCCATAACTGATCATCAAGTCCCGGAAGATCGCCAACTGTTTGCATCATTCATAGTAAAGTTGGCAGACATAATATATGGTTTGGACAAGGAAGAACTCATGTATATTCACTGCAAGGGGGGACACGGACGATCTGGAGTTGTTGTTGCATCACTATTATGCTATATATTCAATATGACTCCTACTGAGTCATTAGAGCATACTACGATGTATCATAGTCATCGTAAAACAATGCGAGAAAAATGGAGACAAATAGGATCACCTCAAACCTATCAGCAGAAGAATTTTGTACATCAGCTTTGCAAACCTGTCCATTTCTATAGAGCCTACAAGAGTGGTCGTACCGCCGGGTTTTCTAACTTCACTACATTTCCGGTAACTATCAAGGGAATGGGAACATTTCCAACTGCAGAAGCTGCTCTACAGGCTCACAAGGATCCAGATAATAAAGAGTATGTGCAAAAACAGCTTGCGTCTCGTTCTCCTCTAGCATCTAAGAATATGGGAATGAAAGTAAAATTACGCTGTGACTGGAAAGACGTACGAGAAAAAATTATGTACGACATTTTAGTACAAAAGTATTCCCAGCATCCTCACTTACAGGATGTGCTGCTCAATACAGGTCTATCTCCTATTTTACATCAGACTAGAGGTGATAATGTATGGGGAGACGGGGCAGGAAGAGGATCAAATCTTCTGGGTCAACTTTTAGTGAAACTACGAACAAAATATCAACGAGAAATAGCATAGATTTATTATTCTTGATAATAAATCATGAGCGTAAACAAGATAGCAGAAGGGCAGCCAACAGAATAATACTTGCAGTACATTGAATATAGTACGAGTAACCATATCTCGAATACATAAGATTATCGAAGTTCTCCGAAAAATAATTCTCCAACTGAGTACTATAAAAGAAACTAGACAAGCCCGATAGTAATATCGTCGCGCCAATAAGTATAAGAGATATAGTTTTATTACCTATAAACATGCCTATACAGGCAACAATAACTGACAATATAGTCAGAGACCTAATTACGTAAAGGATGAGATTATGGGATGAATCAACCTTTGTTGATTGGCATTGGTAAGAATTGTCTTGAGTTTTGCTACATAATTGCCATAAACCGATATTAGTGCTAATAGGGGGTTGGTGTATTCCTATTATCTGCCAATGTCTAGTTATGATTGCAGTTAGTAGTAGCGTTATAGCTACTCCTACCAACATTCTAAATATTAGTAACGTTCGCATTTATGGTTAGAAGGGAAAATTAATTATGAGTAGTACATTGTGCACAATGTTTTCTTTTCTGTTGTATTGGACCTCTCTCACTTTGGTGACGTTCCTTGGGTCTAAGACCGTCAGTATATAGTATGCGTCTGCCCGGACTTTGGTCGGACGGTTCTTCTAGATTCCAAGCCTTGAGGACTTCGGGGCCAAAGGGATGTTGAAATGGATACGTAAATCCTGTACGTCCCGGGTAGAGCCACATGTCCGTCCATCTATCGTAATAGACATTACTTAGAGGAGGGAGAAATTTGGCATTACTGGTCAGAGCAATAGAAGATGTATTGCAGCTATTACCTCTAGTAGCGTATGACATTTTATATTTACCATCTAAAATAATATTTCGAACTAATAAATGTCAAACGCTAGATATCTTGAAGTAGATTCATCCTATCGTAACAGAAATGAGTACCCTCAGGCAGGAAAATTTGTTGTACCTATATCACAAACTGGTCGTAAAGGTCCAATTCAGGCTGTAGATCCGGTGTCAGAAGCAGCAGCTGAGAATGTCTGGGTAGCTAACGCATTCGATGTGGTGGATCCAGGAGCTGGTGGTCTAACCAATGCTAGTGCGGGTCTTGTCGTATCTAACATTCCTCCTACAACTGGAGCTTCTACTGGGAATGGTTTATTCGCTATTATGCTCACGTGCACTGCTGGTCATGCTCAGATAGCAAACGGGTATTATAATAATGCTGTACTTACAACTACTGGAGCTACACCACAACGTAGTAGAATTGCAGATTATGAGTATAGGGGAACCACACTAGTTGCTGGTACTGATGTAGATAGATTACAAATTAGACTTTTTTCTCCGTTGTCAGTTACACCCGGAGCCGGAGTAAATATTGATGATCCTACTGATATAACTGGTAATCCGGTGTCCCCACAGATATTTGTACCTTCTGGTAAGAACGCCCCAAATGCTTACCCTGGTACCCAGATCCATAATGTAAATCAAGATGAGTATAGACCTGTCCTGGACTATAGCGCCGCCACCCATTTACTAACTCCAGACACCTCTGGCGCTCCGGGGCCTGGGTCTGGTCCCACTACCGGCTGGGACAATTCTCATACCTATGCTATTCGACCCGTCAAGACTGGTTGGTGCGGTAAGCTAGATCCCACCCCCACCCTACCCGCCGATTTCCCTAATACTACTCGTCATTTCAATCTTCCCGTAGGAGCTACGAATCCGGGAGAAAACTTAGTTGGTTCTTTCCTAGAAGTAAGATATGAAAGAAGTTCATCAGGTACTAATCAATTTGCTAATGTTATATCAACTTCAAAAATGGAATTAGACGCGGCAGCATCAGATTATAATGATTATTATGTAGGTTGTCAAATAAGACTTTCAGGTGGCCCAGGTTATCCATCGGGAGAGATAAGAACAATCACAGACTATGTTGGTGGTTCTAAAACTATAACAGTATCTCCACCTTTTACCCCTGTAGCACCTACAGCAGGTACTGATAACTACCAGATAATTTGCGGTGGTGTAAAGAATCCGAAAGATGCACCTGCCTGTTCTCAAGAGGCTAAACGTATAGTCAAATATGTGGATTATCGTGATACGGCTTCGCTCATGACTCTTAGCACTATCGATTTTCCGGCATCTGCATCTGATAAAAGTGGTTTCTATACCGACCTATTCATTAGAGTTGGCGGTGATCTTCGCCAAATAACTGATTACGTTGTGACTCGAAATGCGATTGGTGTTATCACCTCGCGTAAAGCTAGTGTAAATCCAAATTTCTCCGCCATTATCCCTTCACCGATACCCTTCACCATAACATCTGGTACAGTAAATGAACCATTTTCTTTTGCTCTAAGCAATCAAGAAGTGTGTATATTACCGTTTAGTTATGACAATCTAAATCCTTTCGTGTATACCGGAAGTCTAGTATCCCAGCAAGAGGTCGTATGTTATGAGATAGAACTTTTGAACCTGGTTCTCCCTAACCAAACTTTAGCAGTGGCTGAAGGAGGTTTGGTCTCATATTATCCCTATGTGTATGTCCAATTAATGAACGTAGATGCAAGTGGAGGTCATCTTAAGAACATTATATATTCCAATAATCCTAATTCAACTAATATGTTGTTTCGGGCCGCAGTTGACGATGTACCAAACCCTCTCACCTCAACCTTCATTAAGATTGACGGTGATGGAGCTGTGCAGACAATTAAATTTAAGCCAAATGACAACCTTTTGTTTGCTGTCTATATGCCAGACGGAGAAGTGTTTCAAACTTTGGAACCCGAATGGTATGGTCCGTGTATTTCTAATCCAAAGGCGCAGATTTCTGCATATTTCAGTATTAAAAGAGTCTCCTAATTTTCTATAATACAGATATTATAGAACATTTTCACGTGTACTGTCCACCTCCAATCATGTCGGGCCATATTAGATTGTCTATTACATGTATAATACCATTTGAAGCTTGCATATCTGTGTGTATAACGTTAATATTGTTGTTGATATAGATTCTTCCATTCATGTTTGTCACAAATAATCTATTGGGAGGATCCTGAGTATGTAACCAAGATGCCGGGCTGTCTGATAACACGGAGGACGGTATTCTTCGTTTAAGAGTGCTGCTTTTTATGATGTGTCTAGCAGTACCATCGTCCATGTTAAGAAATACATTGTTATTTACGTGTTTGAGAGCATTGTCAGACGGTACAAAGATAGTGAAGTTGGCTTGAGGATCGCTGTACAAGTCTTCCAGCTTAGCTAAATTTAGCATATACCGAAACTTCGAGAAATCTGGATGCTTATTAACGATAGCTGTTAGAGAGTTGGGACATGCGACCTTAACGGGTAAATGACCACGCAAATCTGGCATATCGAACATATGTCTAAAGTTCATAGACTCGGAATAGGGACCTATGCTTACCATTTTATATTCTCTCAAGAAATATAAAAATTATGCAGAACCACCATTTAACTAAGAATCTTGCGCTACTTTTACAGAGAACCTGTTATGACTCTCGACGGTCTTGTCAATTGTGATAGTTAGTACTCCATTTTTCATGGAGATAGAGACACTCTCTTTTCGAGTAATGCTAATAGGAAGTGTGATCCTACGTTCAAACTTTCCGTATATTATCTCTTTGCGGATCTGAGTTACCCCATCGCTATTATAAAAACCTGAACAAACTCGTTCACCCTTTACCGATACACTATTATTAAAGAAATCTACATCGATACTATCGTCAGGTACCCCTGGGAGAAGCACAATTACATACAGCGCATCTTCGTTTTCTATTATGTCTATGGCTGGGTTCCATAGATTAGTCATGTTAACACCTTGCTGTTGGAGAAGATCGCTTATATGGCCGCTAAAGCTACTATTTATATTCCCTCCTAGAGCTGAAAGACTGTGTTGTATTACATCTTGTAATGAAGTCATTATTTCTAATCAGAAAGGCTACTCTTAAATCAATTAGTCATATCTAAGTTCTTAAGACGGCTTAGAAGTCCGCTCTGACCATTAGATGACGGAGGTGTTAAAGAAACATTGGAAGGCGCAGGAGATGATGGTACTACAGGAGTGCTCGGTGTAGTTGTTTCGGTAATTGAGCTCTTTTTCTTGCTCTGCGTGTAAAAGTAATAGAGGAGAGCTCCACCACATAGGACAACGATCGCGATAGCTATAATTTTCCATTTACTACTACTTGGTTTCTGAGGAGGTTTCAACGGTGGTGGACGCGGTGGAGGTGCTTGCGTGACAGGACGTTGAGTCTGAGGGATTACTTTAGGTTGAATGTCTTTTTTAATAGTTTTTACTGTTACTTCGCAAGGTTTATCAGCTTTAAGAACAAGGAAATAGTTCTGATACACGTTTTTGTCCGCTACAATATTACCAGAAATGGTGCCATTAGCCTTCTTATATTGCAGTGTGGGAGTGGAATCTAAAGTAGTTTGATCAACAACCAATACTTCGAATGGAGCTCCATCTTTGGATGTACAGGTGAAAGTAAGGTCAAAGTTCTTGGAATCTCCATTAAGATCCACTAGCTGTCGCTGGTTATTTACCGTGTAAGTCTTTTGTGACATATTTTATCTTCAATGGTTATTCCTTTTAAACAGAGTAGCTTCATTTGTAAACATCTTCCTTACCACTTATATGCGCGCATAACCACCGAGCTACTACGAAAAAGAAGTCGCTAAGTCTATTATTATAACTAAGAATAGTCGGGGTGATTTGTATGGTATTTAGATCTAAGCTTTGTCTTGTTCCTTCTCTGTGATCATATAAGACGTCTGTAGAATGGTGTAGACGATAAATATATCTTTCAACTTTTCTAGCTTGAGTCCTGCACATATGAGAAGCCGCGTCTATTGGTGTTACTCCGGGTAGAATAAATTTAGTTAATTTTTGGTTGTAAGATTCTATACAATCAATAAATTCCTCTAAGTGTTCCACTTTGTCTTCAGTGAACTTTGGCAGTCTTTTGGCCTTAGATTTACCTTCCGTAAGGACCGATGCACCGGCTATTATAGCATTAATATCTTGTAAATTGCCCTGGATATCTCTTAGTATCAAAATAAGACGTGTACGTAATTCTAATATCACGGAAGAGTCTGTACAGGGTTGTACCTGATTTATCAATGCACACAGATAACCAATTCTACTAGTAAGTTCATCATTTTCTCCGAGTACGTCAAAAAATATACTGTCTTTGGATAGTCTCTCTCCTCCGTACAGGGATGTAGTTCCGGAATCTCCGGTTTTTGTGTAAATCTTCATTTTATTTGTATGAACTAATACTTATATTGTAATATCATTTTTGTATTACAATTATAGCAAATTGCCCATCGCCAAGTACAACCTGTAAGTCCTGACCAACGAGTTTTAATGTTCCTGGTGTTGACATGTATGAATACTAAATATTATTTTCCATTTCGACAACCAGTGCTTCCAAATCCTGCAGCACCACGATCCGTATTATCAAGATAGTCCACTTCCCTAACACTGGCGTAGTTAGCTTTACGCAATACAAATTGACACAGAGTAAATGGCAGCTGAAGTTCAGGAGCACCTGGGACAACCTTTATTAGAGCCAGGTATAGATTCCCGGTATAATCGGGATCTATTGTTCCAACACCATTGGCTAACATATATCCAGTTTTGGAGATACTGGATCGCGGAACAATTTCAATATAGTAACCTTCTGGTGGAGATACTGCCAGTCCTGTATCGTAAAGTACTACACCATTATCATATACTTTATGTTGGCGAATAGCAGTTAGATCATAACCTACATCCCTATTATGAGCACGAGAGGGGATAACGGCGTCATTATGCCTTTTAACACATCTGATAATCATCTTTACTTTCTGTAATATACATGAAACCTTAAACCAAATTCATTTTTGTTCACTTTAAAGGTTTATACTCGTTATAAGTAAGAGGATATGCCGTTAAAGAAGGAAATCGTCTACCCAATTTTTCTAGAGTGTTGTCAATACACGAGTGATACTTTTTGGGAGAATGTTTTTGAAGACCTCGCGTACGGTAAGTCACCATACGGGACCTACATTTCTAAGGACTTTTTGTGCTGTAGCTATCGCAAAAAAGATTTTAGCTATAAAATAGAACGACAAGACCCACGAAAAGTCTATGATGAAGTCCATACATTGTTAGTTACAAAATTAGGATTGGTTTCTCCACAAGAGAGAGTTAAACAGAAGAAACTCTTTGCTGAATACGAAAATACTATGCGATTCTCTCGTAATAGTTGGTCTAGCATTCGTAAGAAGAGTATTAAAGAGCTTTTGATAGAACTATTCGTTACTAGAATGAAAAATAAGTACTCCTTAACTCTGAAACAATCTCGATATCTTTTATCTGTTATATTTATGGCCATGGTATTCAAGGTTATAACCTCAGATGATATAGAATACGAGAATGGTAGTATCCAATCTATAGATGGGATAGAATTTTCTAAGGGTAAAGTAATCATACCTAGAGATCTATATGCTCTCAATGTTAATGTAACACCAAATTTGGTAATAGAGAAGAAAAGAATGTCTGATAACTGGACTAAATATCTAAAAGAATTGAGAAGAAATAGTGTCTAGCTCCTAAATGTGTAGGGATCTATACTATTAGAAATTTCTTCCAACGACACTCCCTGGGGAACCATTCTACGTTCCCATGTGGCAGTGAATAAAGCAGATAGTTGGTCTTCAGCTATTTCAAACCGCCATTCTTTACAGTTTCCTAATTCAGGGGGTGGTAGGGTCAAATTACCTTGTTCATATTTTACCCAGTCTAAAATGACTCTGAGGCGTATCTTGTATCTAGTAGATGCTGACCATTGCGCACCATTCATTTTACTAGCTAATAAACCCTCCTTTAAACATACTGTATAAAAATAGAATAGATTTTTAGTTGCTTCTTCCATGTGTATTTCTGAAACATGGTATCAACATTGCAAGAACTTTGTTATAACAACTTGGCTAAACAGATGGCCAATGCACCTCCTGGATTGCAAGAGATAGTGATGGGAGAAACTAAGAAGCGCATAGAAGAGAGAATAACTCAACAAGTGGTTGGTCAACATATAGAGCAAATGGAGAATAGTATGCAGCATATAATTCCTGACATAATGGAAGATCTTATTCGAGTCACAGTTGTTCCTGGAGCTCTCAGAGCTGATTACTCATCTATATATCCATTCACGAATCCCCGCCTATTACAGTGTGCTGTAAGAACTGCTGAAGAAGCGGTTCGTAGGATGGAAGAGCGCTATATTCACGCTGCATTTCATAATCAATCCCATCAGTATAATGATTATGAGGAGGACGAGGAGGATCAGGACAGTGAGGGAATGTACCTATAAAAACTAAACTTCATGTATAACTCATAGTTATACATAATTATTCATAATTTGTCCTCCATAGTCTAGCATACCTAATAATGTCAGGCTGTCTAATAGTTTCATCATAGCTCAGAATATCTGAGTAACACTTCCATACATTTTCCAAAGAAGTCTTAGTAATATCACGCCGACCTCCAGCGGTGGCTAGATATCCTAATACATATGCAGTTGGATTCTTGAACTCAATTCTTCTCAGTTGCAGACTCTTACTTAGTAAATATTGGATTTGATCTTCGGAAATCTTGATTAAATGGCATGAAGAATCAAAATTTCTACAAAACGCATCTACTTTCAGACAGAATCTCCCCTTTGCATCCTGGGTTTTTAAAGGTTTACCATCTGGTCCAGTGAGCCAACATCCAGATATCGCACCACCAGCTCGTTCACGATCTTTATATTCCGCTTGCATAGGTGGTGTACCGCCCATGTCTTGTTTCCATTCATCATCGCTGTAAGGGTCATACTCATCATCGCTGATGGGATCTTCTCCATAATCATAATCATACTCATCATCGCTCATTTATAATAAGTAAATTTGATTTGTTTAAACACAATGAAAGTAGTATATAAATGGCTAACATGGAACTTATAGTGGCAATGGACATGAATAACGGAATTGGGTACAAGGGAGGTTTACCGTGGAAATGTTCCGAAGATCTTAATTTTTTCAAACACAAAACTACTAATACTACCGTCGTAGTGGGTAGAAATACCGCGGAGACATTACCATATCTTAGTAAACGACGCGTAGTATGCGTGTCTAAAACGAATCCTGATACTACAAAATGGCTGAATGACGTTGTCGTCGTGAGCAGTCTTAATGATATTATTTCAGACGAAATTGTTATTGTTGCCGGTGGGTCTAAGATGTATAGCAGTGCACTTGCCGAGAAGAGAATTAACAAGGTATTTCGAACAATAATACCAGGAAAGTTTGATTGCGATACTTATTTCGATCCTAAATGGCTACATGGTTTTATTATTACTGACCAGACTGTCTCTCCAACTACAGGTAATATATACCAAACGTTAGAGCCAGGTGATAAGTTTATCGATACCAGTGTCCCTCAGAGTCTTAGGGCTGGCACAGAGTACCAATATTTGGATATGCTACGAAATGTACATGACTTAGGTGTGCCACGAGAAGGTCGTAATGGAGGAACACGTTCACTATTCCTTAATACTATGAAGTTCGACTTACGATGCGGTTTTCCACTATTAACAACTAAGAAAATGTTCATGAGAGGAATACTCGAAGAATTTCTGTTCTTTCTGCGTGGAGATAGCGATAGTACCATACTCTCTGATTCACATGTTAGGATATGGGAAGGTAACACTAGTAAGGAGTTCTTAGAGAAACAAGGGCTTCCTTATGCCGTGGGAGTGATGGGTCCTATGTATGGATACCAGTGGAGACATTTTAATGCTCCTTATATAGTAAATGATGATGGACGTCCCTCACAACCTCAGGGAGGTATAGATCAGTTAACAAATGTTGTAAATCTGATCAAGAAAGACCCTCATTCTCGTAGAATACTCATGACCTCTTATAATCCTGGACAGGCTGCTGAAGGAGTTCTATATCCATGTCACTCTATTGTTATACAATTTTACGTGGAAAATGAGTATTTGGACATGTCCTGTTACAACAGGAGCCAAGATTTATTTTTAGGAGTACCCTATAACATAGCATCATCGGCACTCCTTTTATCCGTAGTAGCGAAACTGACATCAAAGACTCCTAGATACTTCTCTATGATAATGGGAGATACTCATTTGTATGACTGCCATCTCGATCAGGCTCAGACACAGATTTCTCGTATTCCTTATAGTTCTCCTCAAATTGAAATACCCGACATTGATGACATCTCTGATATACCTAAATTAAAAGCTAAGGACTTCAAAGTAGTTAATTATAACTGTCATAAATCCATTCGAGGAGATATGGTTGCTTAAAAATGAAAATAAAAAGTAGATACAAGTAGTTTATAAAGTAATAGTACTTTATAAAAAATGGAATCTGAACACAAAGTCGTAATTATCGGAAGTGGTCCTGCTGGATATACTGCCGCGATCTATGCAGCTCGTGCTATGTTGGAGCCTCTAATGATAACTGGTCCAGCAAAAGGTGGTCAATTAATAACAACCACGGATGTAGAGAACTTCCCTGGATTTCCGCAGGGTATTACTGGTCCTGAGCTAATGGAAGTCCTAGAGAAACAAGCGGTAAAATTTGGAACAAGAATTGTATATGATTATGTGACGTCAATTGATACAACTATCAGACCTTTTCGGATATTCTGTGGAGATAAGTCATTCACTACCAACTCTATCATTATCGCTACAGGAGCTGAAGCAAGATGGCTGCATGCTGAAGGAGAACAGAAATTACGTTCTAATGGAATTAGCACATGTGCTACGTGCGATGGAGCCTTTTTCAAGGATGAGGAGCTTTTAGTTATTGGGGGAGGAGATTCCGCAATGGAGGAAGCCACATTCCTAACTCGGTACGCGAGTAAGGTTACAGTTATTCACCGTAGAAAAGAGTTTCGATCCAGCAAGATCATGTTGGAGAGAGCTAGGGATAATGAAAAAATTGAATGGGTAACAAATGCGCAAGTAAAAAAATGGCTAACTAGTGATAGTGGAGAACTGATCGGGGCAAGACTTGAAATTACTGACGAAGATTCTGATAAATCCGTGACCAAAGATATTTCTTGTGGAGGAGCCTTTATCGCTATAGGACACGATCCATCTACTAGCTTTCTTAATGGACAAGTAACAACTGATAAAGATGGATATATTATTAATCAAAATGATACAATGATGACATCTATACCTGGTATATTTAGCTGCGGAGATGTCTGTTATAGTAGTCGTAGGTATAAACAAGCTATAACTGCTGCTGGAGAGGGTTGCAGAGCTGCTATGGATTGTGAAAAGTGGTTAGAGGACCATAATTTATGAATTTCTATGGTGCGCTATTATGTAACTGATCGCTGCAAGAAGAGATAGTAAAGATCCGCATGCCCATAAATATGAACCAATAAGTTTTGTCATTCTTTAGAATAACAAAATAAATTTGATTGATTTAAACTCTAGAATAACTTATATTAAAGTATGCCAAAGAAGAAAAAAAGTGGAAGAAATTCCAAGAATAAAAAAGGATCATCCCCTAGTGCTAAGCGTACATTAGAATTCAAAGGTGATCTACAGGAGTATGTGGTTATGACTAAGATGCTTGGAGATCGTAGAATAATGGTAAAATTACCTGATGGTTCTGAGATGTTGGCAATTATTCCTGGTAGATTTCGTAAGAGATGCTGGATGAAAGCTGGAGACGTTTTACTTGCCAGTTATAGGGAGTTCCAAGATAATAAGTTGGATATATGCTACAAGTATGATACGGATGAAGCACGTCAGCTGGCCCGATACCAAGAAATTCCTAGTTTTTTCCTTGATGCAGCAAATGGAACTGCAGAAGTTACAGAAGATGATATAGGAGTGACATTCGGCTCGGCTACTGATGAGTTTGATTTCGATGATATATAGATTGTAATATCTAATAGGTATTACAAATTTAATTAACCAGTGGTTCACCCAGACCCTCCATGATCTTGTATAAGGAGAAACCACTTTTAGTTTTGGCTTCTTTCCAAGACAACAAAGCTTTTAATAGTACACGAATACAATCTGTGGTATAAGGACATTCTTTTCTGCAAAACCCTTGCTGTGTACGTTGCAACGGTTGCCCTCTACAATATACTCGCATTCCTAGAGGATTTATCCAGTCGCTTGGGGGTTGATAACACACGCAGTCATTCTTACCGAAAGATAAAGGTAATTCCTGGATTAGTTTCCACAGGTCTTGGCCCATATTTAACTTAAGTTTTGGAGGAACTTGTGATTGCTTTTTAGACTTCATTAGATGACTTTGCATTTTACCTATAATACGCTGTATTTTACCCTTAAATTTTCCTTCTCTAATTTGTTTATATATCTCTACTAATTGTTCGCACTCTTTATCTATATCCTCATTATTTGGTTCATCGCCTGTTAAGGAACTTAAATGGTCCCTCAACATGTCTTGGTATCGCCTACGGATAAATTCTAGTGACATCTCTGCAATAGATAAGTATGTTATCTCTTAAATTCATTTTTATCTTTCTCAAAATGGGCCAGATTTTGGGAACCTTTATGTTCGCGCGCCATCAATCCGGAACTAGAGTATGTCCAAAAGACATAAGTGGGATGGCTCCTCATTCCACTAGAATGAGGATGTATTATAGATATATAACATTATACTTTTAAGCTATCGTGTAATAGACAATTTTTGCAGTTGTTTGAACAGTATCTGTTCACTCTTTCTTTTTCTCCTAATAATATCGTACAGCAATAGATCACCACTTTTTACAATATCTTGTGTTGGGACATCTTCTTCATCAACCTCTTTTCTTAGGTTATTTATGTCTACACGGGGATCTACTAAAGCCATTAGATAAACATTCACCACTCTATCTTTTTCAGGTAAATGTGAATGAGACTTGTACCTTACCGCACGACCTATTACTTGTTCAAGACTGGCATCATTCCATGGAGGATCTAATACTACCACACTTCGAACTCCCTTCAAGTCTAATCCTTCTCCTCCCGCACTGGACACAATCAATACCTGAAATTCTCCGTTATTGAAATCTGATATGATCTCTTCACGCTTATTCTTAGAAGTCTTACCAGTATATTTCTCGAACGTTATTCCTGCCTTTTCTAACGCTCTAGAGATAGGGTTAACACCAAATTCTAACCAGTTAGAATATAGTAAGGCCTTGCCTTTATTCAAGTAAGGTATAGCTTTCTTAACTTTACTACTGAAGTACTCTGGACCTGCCATATTAACAGCTCGGCGATAGCCGTTGTAGAAACGCTCAGGATTCTTGAAGAATAACCCTGCTACCTTTTCGCTATCCATTAGTTTAGTGTATGCGTCAAGATAAGCAGGTGTCATTTTAACGTAACGCATAATATCCTTGCGTTTAGGGAAGTCTTTCTGTTCTTTCTTACTCACAACATCGACTTTATCTCTAAGAAGTGCGCGAAAAGTTTGTAGATCTTCCTTGCTTGGTACCTTGGATTTCCCGAGGTAATCGGGTACTGATCCTGACTGAAATTCCTTGTATGTTCCAACAATGTATCTACCATATATCATATTAATAAGAGGAATGTAATCTCTCATATTGTTAACGAACGGAGTAGCTGTAAGAAGTACTACTTTATCAGCAGTAAACGCGGATTCTTGAATAGCACGAGCCGTTGCAGTCATTGGGTTACGTACGTTGTGGGCTTCATCAACAATCAACAAACTATTTTTGAAGCTAATAGGATTTAATGGCCAACCTATCTTCTCGCGGTCTTTGTCTGATGACACTTTATTCATTACTCGACGCTTAGTATTACTTAGAAACTTTTCGAACGAATAGAATTTATAATGTCTCGCTATATTCTTCATTGACACCCCATAATTACGTAACTCTTTCACAAAGTTCGATTCTAGTGATGCTGGTCCTACAAATACTACTCTTTTACCAGGATTATCATCAAGATAACATTGTGATATCGTGGCTGCAGTGAGAGTTTTACCTGTACCAGTTCCGTGTACTACTAGTAAACCCCGATGATCCTTCATATATCTTACTACTTTTTTCTGGTGATCTCTCAAAGGTAGCTTAGACCTACCCACGCAATCTCTTTTATCTTCTTTGGTATCTTCCCATCTAGATCTTTCTTTGTATTTAGGTCTGGGACTTGTCTTCTTTGGTCTTTCCCTCTTAAATCCTGGCTTATTCTTACATCTGTTAGTTTCGGGATCACGATATTGGTGGGAAGGGCAAGGTTTGAATTCCCCAGGTTTGGCCCTTTCTCTCTTATATCCCTCTTTATTCCTACACCTATTAGTTATAGGATCACGCACTTGATGTTCTAAACAGGGTATTACACATTTACCAGTGGATTCTAAACAGACTCTTCTTCCTTTGCATATTACTCCATCACATTTATTGCTTTGGCTCTTGCTCTTGCTCTTGCTCTTGCTCTTGCTCTTGCTCTTGCTCTTGCTCTTGCTCTTGCTCTTGCTCTTGCTCTTGCTCTTGCT